CCCCCCCCCGCAGAAACTTTCAACGGATTCTGCGCGTGAAGCAATGTCTGTCAATGGCATAACACCAGAAATGTTAGAGGGTGCGCCGATGCTGTACCAGATCATCCCGTCACTGCAAGAGTTCATCGGGGATATGCCGCTTCTCGGTCACAATCTGGAATTTGATTTAAAATTCCTGTGCCGTGCGGGTTTGAATGTTACAGAGCCAAAACGAAAGTTCTTTGATACTTATGTAATGGCTGGGCGCTCGCTCAAAAAGCCAAAGTGGGAGTATGACAAGGAAATTGGTGCATACGCTCCCAACTATGACAAAAACTACGATGTCGAGAATTACAAGTTGGAAACACTGTGTAATTATTTCGGCATTGACAGAATGGATGCTCACCGTGCGTTGGGGGACTGTGTAGACACTGCGCAGCTATTCCGCGCTTTTATCGAAGAAAAAGTTGAAATATACGGTGCGCATTTTTAACGCTTGAAGCGTTGTACGACCTCTTGCGTTATCATCCCTTCAAGTTTTCGTTCCTCTGGTTCAACATGCGGCAGGGCTTTGGTTCTGCCGCCATTTTTCTTTGCGTGCCCATGTTCCAGCAGATGCACAAGGCCGGGTTTCTTTTTGTTGTGAATCGCAACGCGGATTGTCGAATTGCTTTCATACAGCACAGAAACATCCCAGCCCGTGCGATAGTGACCGCCCTTCGTTCCTTTCTTGTGCCGTCTGTACGGACTTGTAACTTTTAAATCCGCCGCAGCCGTTTTTGCACATTCAAGGCAGGCAGCTTTCATATCATCTGCCACTTCCTGCTTGTAGGTTTGCAGTTCCTTGACAATGACATCTGCCAGTTCGTCCGGCTTGACCTTAATCGTGCTGCTCATGTGATGCCCCTTTTGGTTGCCGCGTACAGTTCCAGCGTGTCAGGGTCAGCCTGATAGGTGCGGTAAATCAGCTTTCTTTTGCCGTCCACCATGGCGTATTTCTCGCCGCTGTAATCCCACGGGTGCAGCACGAATTTCTGTACATTGCTGTACCCGTGGGAACCGGCGGTAAAGGATTCTTCCCGGCTCACGCTCTTAATGTCGCCGTACACCGTCACGCGGCCCGTCTCGGTTTCGGTCTGCCTGCCGATTTCATCGGTGCCGGAATCGTCCGTTGTAATCAGAATAATTTCATCACTGAAATACACGGGTCAATCCTCCAAATAGTCCCCGCACAGGCTCAAACTGTTTGCAAGGCTTTCATAGCTTTTCTGAAACCGTTCGGCATCATCGCCACCGTACCCGAAATTGCCCTTGCAATACAGCTTGACGGCCTGTTTGATAAGCGGGTCACTTTCGCTGATCTTCACGACACCATGTTTGCGCAGATCAGCTTTGCAGGCAGCAATCAAATCTGCAACTTCATCATCAAACGCGGTGTTGTCTCTGCGGATGCGCAGACACTTTTTTGCAAAGTCAAGCACGTTTTACACCTCGCAGGTTAAGAGCCGACGACCTTTGCGGTTTCGCCCTTCTTGATGATGATGACGCCGTTCGGGTCAAGCAGCTTGCCATCGCAGATGTGCAGTACCTTGGTCTTGACGGTGTTATCGTCGTGATCCATCCACTTGACGGCGGCAAACTGACCGTTGCTGTTCTCGGCGTAGTCGCTGGGGTTGAAGTACACGGCAACGACATCATCCTTGGCGGCGGCATCGAAGTTGGCGATGATGTCATCCTCGACGGTCTCCACAGGCTTGCCGCAGAAGCGGTACGTCTCTCCGCCGTCGATGCCGTAGTTCACACGCCCGATGGGCTGGCCGTTCTTATCGACCATGCCGTCAATGTAGCCGTCAAACGTGCCCTGCGCCATGACAAACTCACCCTTGCGGTACGCCTTGGGAATCTTGGCAATAACCTTCTTGTGCCATGCGGAATAGTCGCCGATCTCATCAGGGGAAAGAACGACAACATTCTTGGTGGGCACGCGGCTGTCCTTGGTGATGCCACGGAACTGCCCGCTGCCGGTGCCGGAAATAATGGCCTTTTCTTTGGCGGTAACGATGGCTTCCACAGCCAGCGGCACAAACATCTGCTGGAACTCATCGAAGGTGACGATGGACGCAAGCAGGGTCTGTGCGATTTTGCATTCCAGACCGTAGTAGCTGAAGGAAACCTTCGTGTTGGCGGTCAGCTTCTGATCGTCGCTGGACTTACTCTCGCCAATCCAGTTGGCGGTAGGCTTCAAGGTCAGAATCGGGAACTCGACACCGCCTTGCACATTCAGCTTGCGGATTTTGGCGTACAGGTTGCCGTAAGACTTCATCTCGCGGATGATCTCGCGGGTGATCGTGGTGGGAATGACCGCGCTCGCGTCGGTGGTGGTCGTGGTAGCGGCCACATTCAGCATCGGGGCCACGCTGGCGCGCAGATCGGCGGGAATCTCGGTGCCGCGGCAGACGAAGTTCATAAACGCCGTGCGGTACTCGTTCGTCTCGCTGGGGTCGGTATGGGCGGTCTGGGCGCCGAAGTTGTTGATCGTGAGCATCTGCGGGGCAGCGTTGGTCTGGGCGGGGGTCACATCGGGCAGGTTGTAACTGCGGTTGCCGTTTTCCAGCGCGGCCAGATTCGCGCGGGCCTGTGCGGCAGCTTCATAATCCGCGTCAAGCTGGTTGATCTCATCGCGGCAGCGGTTGGAAGTCTCGATGTCGCCCGCGTCGATGGCGGCGCGCATATCGTTCAGCAGTTTGGTGCGCTGGGCATTGTACTGTTCTTTCGTCATCATGTTAGACAACTCCTTTTTTGATAAGATTTTCATAATCGGTTTTGGCCTGCGCCAAAGCAGCGGCGTTCTGATCGCGGAGCATGGCAAGCGTCTTTTGCACGACGCTTTCGGGCAACAGCCCAGGCACGTCGGCGGCGACAAGTTCGCCGCCCATGACTTCATCCACAAGGCCAAGTTCCACGGCGCGGCGGGCATCAACCCATGTTTCCGCGTCCATCATGGCGCGGATTTCATCGCGGGTTTTCCCGGTCTTGCGCATATAGGCGTTGGCAAGGGCATCACAGGCAATGTCGAGTCGATCTCCTGCGCGGTGCAGTGCGCGGTAGTCGCCGTCGGCACTGCTGTATACATTATGAATCATCATCTGACCCACGGGAGAAATCATGCTGTGCCCGGCCATTGCAATGACGCTGGCAGCGCTGGCGGCGTAGATGATCTTGATATTGACCTCGCCGGGATACTCGCACAAGGCTGTGTAAATGTCCGTCCCGGCATGAACATAACCGCCGCCGGAATTGATGTACACTTCAATGGGCTGTCCGTTTGCGGCGGCAAGGGCATCCGCAACGTCTTTCGGCGTGGTGGATTCCATGTCAAACAAGTCGTAGACGCGCTTATAATCCTGCGGGATAATCACGCCTTTTACGTTTACTCTCATTCGGTTTCACCTCCCGACTTCGTTTGTTTTACGGGCGCGGTGTCAAGACGGCGGATGGGTTCGTCACCACCTGCCACAGGGGCAAGGCCAAAGACAGCGCGCCACTCGTTGGGCAGCATAGCGCCACGGTCAACCATGGATTCAAGGGAAAGTTTCGTGCTCATGCTAGCGTATTGCAGATTTGAACTTTCCAGATACAGCTTGTTCCCGAATGCGCGCTGCCGCCGGTTCCACAGTTTGCGTGTGTGCTCGGCAGCGATTTGCAGCAGATCGGGTTCAACTTGGGCTTCGTAGTAGCTTATCCACTCATTTTCCGAAAAAGAGGATCTCACGATTTTTTCGTTTGTGTTGAAGAAGCTGTACAGCCGCGTGATGTTGTTTTGACTTTGCAGGGCGTTTGGCACATAGTCGTGCGGCTCCAACTGCACGGCATCGGCCTTTACGTCCGTACCTGCAACGCCTGTGTTGTTGTTGTTATCAAGGAAAGCATCGGCAAAGTCCTTTGTCTGCTTCTTGATGTCCTCCGGGCGCATACCGCTGGATGTGAATTTCAGCAGCCATCGGATGACCGCGCCGTTGCGAACAGCGTTGATGATGCTGCGGTCAGTCGTGCCGATGACTTCCATGACGCTTTGAAGCGCAGGGCCGGGCGGCGTGCCGAACACGTCATTTTCGTTGTAATCGTTGCGCAGATGGATAACGTCGGTATAGGCAAATGTCCATGTGCTGCCGTTCGGCAACCAGAATTGCAGCAGCAGTTCGCCCGCTTTGTTATAGAGGGCCTGCACACTGCTGGCGACGATGGGAAACAGTGCAACGGGGAAACCGTTGTCATCGCGCTGGATAAGCGCAAACGCATTGTTGTTCAAGATCAACTGCGTTTCCATTTTCTCCGCGTACATCTGCCACGTCATGTACTGGTTCGGTTCTTCCAGCAGCAGACGAATGTAGGGGTCTGGGTTCGTCTGCGTGTTGGTTTTGCCGTCTGGGCCGATGGTCGTTCGGATGTGGCGCGGTGTGGCCTTGCCCACGGCCTTGATTTTCGGGCGGATGCAGGCGCGCACGATGTCGCTTTTGTACAGGTTCCCGTCGTAGACATACAGACCGTTGCCTGTCTCCGTTACCATCTTGACTTGTGCTGCGGTGGGACTGCGGGCGACAGCCGCGCGCAACCGTTGAAAAATTCCCATGTGGGCATCCTCCGATCAAATCATAGTTTTGTAATCATCCTGTCTGTCTTGGAATACTACGAAAGCATCCAGCAGAGCGGCCAGACCGTCAATGCGCTTGCGCGCCTTGCTGGTTTTGTTCGGCTTGATGTTGCCGTTTTTATCTTCCACAATGCCCGTGTTGGCAAGGCACCATTTCAAGACAGGGTTATTGTTGTAAATGATAAGTTTGCTATCAAAATCAGCACCTAACTGCTTCATGGGTAGCGACAGTGTTTTCATGGTCTGCTGCACGGGTACGAACACGCCCTTGCCGAAGGTGTCCTGCATTTCGTCTACCCAGTAGCTTGCAGACCATGCGTCATAGCCGCCACAATAGATATAGCAGTCAAGTTCGTTCTGTACTTCAAGGAACCATTCCGTGACATCTTTCTGCCGGACTTTGTTGCCCTCACAGGTACGCAGATAGCCTTGTTCTTTCCACAGGTCGTAGGGAATACGATCTTCCCGCACGCGGCGTTCAAGCAGTTCTTCGGGCAACCAGAACATACACAGGACATAGATGTGCGGGTCGCCCGGAACCATGAATATAACGACAGCAGCGGTAAGGTCGGTAGTGCTGGAAAAGTCCGCGCCGCCGATGCCATACCGTGGGCGAAGCTGGCGCACGTCGAATGTGGCGGTGTTGTTCAACTGCTCAAAAGTCAGCCATGCTTCGCCGATAGTTTCGGGAATGTTGAAATCCTTGCAAAGCAGGTTCTTCACAAGTTTCGGGTTTGCAACGGCTTTCTGCACCTTGGCCCGCAACTGCTCCACAGACTTGATCGTACCTAAGCCGGGGTTTGCCTTGGCCCAGCAGCTTTCGTCTGTCCATTCCTTGCGGCTGTCCAGTTCGTAGATGATGGGCAGGAAGTGTTCGTTTTTATAGCCGTTGTCGTCATAAAAACCGTTTATGACATTTTCGGCTTCTTGGTACAGATCATCGTACAGACCTTCGCGCACCGTGCCTGCCGTCGTGGTTTCAAAGATCATCGGCTGTTCACGGGCGGTCACGCCGTCAACAATAACGTCATACAGGGCGCGCATAGGCGGTGCCCATGCGTGAATTTCGTCCAGCAGACCGCCGTGAACATTCAAGCCGTCCTGCGTGTCGCTGTCGTGGCCCAGGGGCTTGTATACACTGTCGTTGAAGTCGGAAACCATTTCAGCGACAAGCGGCTTGATTTTTCCGTTCGGTGTTTTGCGCGTCCAGTGCAGCACAGGCGACTTGCAGACCATGCGGCGGGCTTCCTGCCAGATGATCTTTGCCTGATCTTTTTTGGTGGCGACGGCGTAGATTTCCGCGCCGGGTTCACCGTCTGCAACCATCAAATACAGGCCGATGGCCGCAGACAATGTTGACTTGCCGTTTTTTCGGGCGACGACAAGCAGGACTTCCCGATACTTTCGCGTTCCGTCAATGACATGGACGAATCCGAACATGGCGGCGACAAGCGCTTTTTGCCACAGTTCAAGGATGAACGGCTTGCCGCCCGCTTTGCCTTTGCTATGGCGGCAGTAGTTTTCGATGAACTCTATTGCATGGTTGGCGCGCTTGGCTTTGTAGGCATAATCGCCGCAGCCGTTGACGACATCCTGCGCAAGTTTGCGGTATACCGTGGCAACCTTTTTACTGACAACAACCTGTCCGTTTTCAATGGCAGCGTTGTATTCAAGTATCGGGTTGTAGGTCAGTGGATAGCGAATCAATCCGCATCACGTCCCGCAACGAAACTGTCAAACTGATCGCCCGCGTCAGTGGTGGGCGGCGGTGCGGTAGCCTTGGGCAGCAAGTCGGTCAGCTTGGAAAGCAGTGTCGCATAATTCTTGATGGTGGTATTGTAGCTTTTCAGTGCAGGATTTTCGCGCAGCATGGATTGTTCACCCTGCACGAAGAAATCCAGTGGGCCGATTTCGTCGGCCTTATTCTTCAAGGTGTCCAGCATCCCGGACATCCAGATCAGTTCCGACACGACGTTGCTTGCAAGCGCGCGGCGTTCTTCCGGCACAGATTCAATCGTAGATTTCAATTCCTTTTCGGTCAGAATCCGAATCGGCTGGTTCTTCTTCCGTGCCATTGCACGCCCTCCCTTGCAAAAAAATAAAGGGCCGCAAACCGCCGACATCCATCGACAGTTTACGGCCCCACTCGGCCCTTAGTGCAGACCATTTACTGCACCGCGCTTTTTTTCACTTTTCGCCGCACTTCCAAAACGATGATTTCACCGTTCTTTCGGCGCTTGATCTCGGCTGTGTTGCCATGTTCCAGTATGGCGCGCACAGCTTCAATTACATCGTCTGGCAACGTCCGTTCACCTCCGCCCGGATTCCTGCAAAACAGGAACAAATCTGTTTCATCTGTCAAGACCCCCCGGTCATGTGAAAATAACCTGTGTGTTCTTTGTGACTCACTCCCTCGGTTCTATGGCAAACCGGGCTAGGGCCTGCCTAGGGGGG